GTATTTCTCGCCACCAGGCGCACCCGAAGCAATCCCAGCTTGAATTTGTCGCATCATCCAATAACCCGTAGATTTCACAGCTCCACGGGTAACATTCGGGAATCGGTCAATCATTGCAAGCAAAAGCGGCGACGCATCATCTTTTAATACTATTTTCATTTCCAAGCACTCTCCCGACAGGTAGCTTCAACTTTATGTGTTACGCCATCAGTAGCTAATACACGGGCCACGATCCACGTTATATCGTTATATACAATCTTTTTCCCAGGAGTAGGCCACTGCACATCTACAGCTTTTATCCAAAACACACCCCTGCCCGCGCTTCCGTTATTTGCAAATGTATTCCCCTTTTCATTATCAGCACCAATTACCGGGATAACTGAAATCGTTGCGCCATCATAAGTAGCAGATTCTACAAACACCCCGGTAAAAATGTTCGCCATATCAAGGGCCACTTGTTCAGCAAACGTCATAGTAAATCCCCCTTAGGGAAAAGGCCACGGGTAACCGTGGCCTTTTTATTATGCTGGAGTCAAAACGTTCAACACATAGTAGCTATCAACTAAAAATGGTACAGGAAGCGGGCGTGAGACTACCTGAATAAACCGTTTGGCTGGTTTAGCTTCATACCAACTATTAGGTACACGACTCATTGCGAACGTCCCTCTTACAGGATCGATAACTGCACCGTACATCATTTTAAATCCAGCATTCTTTGAAGCCATCAACACCGCTCCACTAGGAACAAGTGAGGTTTCAACGTCCGTATCTGGATCAATATACCACTCGTCGTAAGAGTACAAATCCATACCGATCTCGTTAATGTGTGCAATAAAAGTTGTTCCGTCCGGAGATAACGCTTGCGGCGTAAATTGACCAAAATTAGCCTGGAAATTATTATACTTTTCTTTAACAGTTGGATGATTCATAAAAGCTTCAGCGGCATCCGAAGCCATAACAACATGTGTAGGGTTAATGCCCGAAGATTTAAGAATCGCTTTACGCATCATCTTCAAGTCACGAATAGGATCTCCCTCATAGTCACTTGATGTATAATCCCATGTATACTTTGCTCCATAATCAGAGGAAGAGTACAGCGTAGTTTTATTAGTAAACCCAAAATCAATTGTCTGACTAACACCCTCACCGGACACGGGTACAATCCCAGTGTAAAGTGCCTTCATACACATCCATTCCTCACGATGGGCAATGTAATCGTCAAACTCACGCAGTTTTTCTCCAACAAGATACGCTTGCCTTTCATCTGGATTAACATCTGAATAAATGTTTTCCCCCGGCATACGGGTTTGCAAATCTTCACCTGTAAATGGATAATCCAATCCAACTTGCGGCGGCTTGTATGTATTGGTTTTGAAGCCCATAGTTTCAACCGTTTTTGACCCGATTCTCGGACTAACGAACGGGGCTAATTTACGTTTTCCTTTAACAATATCAATATCTACATGTTCTGTTAAAGGAGTAATAGGGGTAGAAAAAAAAGTATCTCGCAAAAACGTTTTCGCTGGCAACATCACCTTTAATGCTGCCAACATGGTCCTAACATCATAAGCATTAACAGTAGCCATTAGTTATCCCCTCCTTACGCTTCAATAGCGGCAACAGTAAAAATTCCGATATTTTTTAAAGCAACTTGATGTGTGTCAATGGTATCGGTTCCACCAAACACAAGCTGATTAGAGTTGAAATTACCAGTATAATAAACTGGCATAGCCTTGTCAGCACTAGTAGCATCAGTGTCATTACAAGCAATTGCATAAGGCACTTGGCTACCATCAACATTTGCCGAATTAACTATTTTAAGACTCCCACTACCTGCCTCCACAACCAACTTAATAACATCACCAGCAACAAAATCCGTAGTTCCGTCAGCAATCGTAAAATTAATCTGATTGGAGGTATAGGCTGTTGCCACTGTAGCATTTGCCATCGTATTACCATCCGGATCTTTCACAGAAAAAGTTCCCGCATTAGTTGCTGCCGTTGTACACGTCAAGGTATAAGTCCCAATTTTAGCCTTAGACCCTAAAGTAATCGACCCAACAGTCCCTGTTCCAGTACCAGTAACAGTTGACGTAACAGCACCCTTTGTAATCCTACCGAGAACCGTTCCACGGGTAATACTCTGCCCGGTAACTAGTGTTTCTTCGCCCACATTAACGGGCTGGGGACCAGTAACAAATAAATTATCATAAGTAATTGACGAGGACGTAATTGTCAAATCTTCCGAGTATGGCATTAGTTAACCCTCCCTCTATTAGCCGCTTTTGCAATTACAGCCGCTTGCCGCGCAACTTCTGCAGCGTCAATATCTTGCTCACTACCCGGAACTACGGGCGAAGCGTTAATACCAGAAATTCCAGAGGTAGCGGCATCAGCTTCTAAATTAGTTAAAGTGCTTGCCTGTACCGCGCGCTCTGCCTTTAATATAGCCATAGCAACAACTTCTGCCGATTCACCCGTTTCATAGCGCGCCTTATTTACTAGCGCTTCGTGCCCTGGCATAACTACCTCATCTAGCGACTTCATCCTAGTTCTTTCGTTTTCCGTTCCAGCCTTAACGCCGGCACTATAAACATCTTTATAAAGATCCGGATATTTTTCTTTAAACTCGTTAATGTCCAAAATAATTTCCTCCTTTTTGATCTTACTTTTATCAGCAATGGCCACCTTTGACACCTGGTTTGCTATCTTGGGAACATTTTTAAAATTTGTGGTATCAAAAGCACACCCATTAATTTTTAGACATTTTTTGTCCAAACTGGCGGCATAAGAAACCGCTGTATCAGTTTCTGTTGCAAACCCATTATCCACAGCCATTTGCGCCGTATACCAAGTTTCAGCGTTCATGATAGTAGCAATATCATCTTTTGTCTTGCCACATTTATCTGCGTAAATGTCCATTATGGCATCCTTGATAGTGTCCAGCGTATCTGCCATCTTACGCAATTCTTCAGCCTCACAATAACCTGCATACCCTGCAGGATTATGAATCATCATCATTGACCCAGCTGGCATAATAATTTTATTCCCAGCCATAGCAATTACTGAAGCAATGCTCGCTGCCAAACCATCAACATGAACATTAACCGCGGCCGGATGCGCTTTTAATATTGAATGAATTGCGATTCCCGCAAAAACGTCACCGCCACCGCTGTTTATATGAACATTTAACGTAGCAATATCGCCTAAGTTTTTTAGGTCCTCGGCAAACTGCTTTGGAGTAACTTCATCGCCCCACCACGACTCATCACTAATAGTTCCATATAACTGCAAGTCGGCGGCGCCATCAGTCGCGTTTTTTATTTTCCAAAATTTATTTTTCATTAATACCACCTCCCTCATTATTACTATTGTTGCTTTGACTATCATTAGCGTTTTGCGCGACCTGTTGCAGTAGGTCACCTTTCCGAAGCATCTGCATTTCACGAACCCGCTGCCTATAGTTTTGATTAAAGTCTCCCCCGTTAAGCTCTACGGTAGCCCGTGCTAATGTATTAAGGTTCGCGTTAACCGCCATAACTGCAGCTTCGACTTCATCTTTCGGATTAATTTGACCAGGTGCAGGACCATTCCACTCTGCTCCGCAGTACGCCCGTCTTATTGCCTGGTCTGTCAAAAAGCCTGGAGCGTTAATTCGCCCCCGAGCTACAGCCTCCATTAACCACTCTTCATAGACAGGCTGACAAAAGTCGCTCACCAACCACGAACGTTGCTTTTTAAACATTTTCCACGCTTCTAAAAGGGCTGCTCTCGAAGCGCTATAGCTTGCTGTGAAATGTTTCGTAAGCAACTCCATAGGTATTTCGAGTGCAGAACCAATTTGTCTTAGAAGAGAAGTAACAAATCCGTCAAACGCAGTATTGGGCCTGGTAGGGTTTAAAGACTTAATATCCTCCCCCGGCGCTAAAGAAATCAGCGTACCGTTACCCATTTTTATTCCAGACGCATCTATCCCTGCCTGAGAAACGGCTTCATCAGGCGGGGACATTTCTCCAAGATCCACTTCACCGCTCTCTGTAGTTATAACCCCGGTAAAACACCCAGCAACTACTGCAGCCATTAATTCTGCATCTACATATCGACCAAGTTGCTTAAACACTTCAATAACAGGTGCTAAAAATGGCACACCCCGGCGTTGCCCGACTCGTTCCATGAGCATTAAAAGCAAGGCATTACGCCGACCAGTCTTCGTACCGAAAACTTCTACAGTATCCCAGGCATTAACGCTCGCCTGCTGCAAAGCTTGCGGATAATATTTTGCAATATGATAACGAACCGGCGCTCCATAATCATCTAATTCTATTCCCGCCTGATATTTATCCCAATCAGGCACTGAATCCGGATTACACAGTCGATCACCTTCGATTAACTGTACGCGTAAATCGTAAACCATTCCAAGACGCGGTATCATTGGTAGCAAAACCAGGCAGTCACCATTCAGCAAGGTAGACAGTAGCACCAGCTGTTGCAACTGATTAAAATTTAGCATTCGTGCAGCATCACAATCTTTTGATTCTGACCATAAAGCAAATTCACGAGCTACTTGTGTTTCCCACGCAGTCGCTTGATCTTCCGTCATGTGCAGCGCTTCAGCGTCTATGCAAGGTCTAAGCACTAAACCCGGACCAACAACATTTGTAACAACGGTTTTTAGTGCTCCTACAGCTGTTGGGTTACCTTGTTGCAGCGAACGACTCCGTTGCCTCAGCGTCCCAAGGTTCCAAGTAATGTCCTCGTCCGGATTAGATGACCTGTCATTCCATAGGATCAGTGACTTTTTAGTATGACTTGCCCCATGATGGGAATACCCCGTGTTTTTAAAGGTTGTGGCTTTTTTACTTCTATATTTTTTTCTCATCCATCAAACGGGATCACCTGCCTGGTGACTCTCCGCCCTCCCAAGCGCTCCACGAGGCGCGTCCAATAGCTTATTTGCTTTAACAAGTAAGAAGAACTTTCTCGCGTAATTGTTACGCCATTAGCTAAAGTGTAACTTTTACCTTGGGATAGCGCCAAATTAGCTGCTAAAAAAGCGCTTAGCTGAGCTTGTGCTTGTTCCAACGTTATCGCTCCCACTACGTCACACCTCCACTTAAAACCCGCCGTTTTGCTGGTCTATGCTCCACATTGCTAACCGTAACCTGCTTGTTTTGTGCTTCAACAACCTTTTCTCGCGCAGTTTGTGCCAAAACTTTGAAATTCGGATTAAGAATTTCCAAAGCGGCTGTTGCATAGTTTCTCAAATCAAGTGGTTCGTTTCGCGCTCCTGACGCTTTTTCCCAATGAACCACTGGGCGCCCGTCTTTATACCTAATTGACCGTTTTTCCGCTGTTATTCCCTTAAAATAACCCTCATTGTACCCTTTTTCAGGTTCTACAGGGAAATGACAGTAACCCGGACCAGGAAATTCAACTTTAAGCCGTGAAAATAGCTGTTCTTTTGCTGTGTCAACGCCGATTGGGAACAAAGCTGTTTTCTTTTTATTATTCCGGGAAGGTCTTCCAAGGATTGGAAGACCCATGCCACCCCGACCTTTTATCGCAAAAATGCGTCTATGTTCACGCTTCACGCAAAACTCATAAACTTCACTAGTACAATGACCTGAATCAATACAGGTACATGAAATATGAAGCGCATTTCCATCTTCATATTCGAATTTTTGTTCTAAAAACACGTCTAATTGCTCCCAAACAGAAGGCGCGGCCGGGTCTTCACTTTTCAAAATATGGGGATCTCCTACAAACATACCATAACGGATACCCCAAGACTCTTTTCCAAGTCCCCAACCAACCACTTCATATTCTAACCGGTCATCCTGAACGTCAACAGACGCCGTAATAACCAAAGCACTTTCGGGTATATCGCAATTGTAAGTTTCACGGCGCTTGGTAATAAGTTCTTCATCTAAAGATTCTGCTTCTTCTTCCCAAGTTTCACCTAAAGTAGTATTTAACCACACTTTATATGACTCATGGGTCCCTGTAAGCCTATCTTTCGCCCTAGCATCGTGAAACTCTTCAATAATCTTCGTCCAACGTTTCCAAGGGCTAGAAAGTTCGTTCAAGTGGAAACTTCGAACGTTTTTAGCATTGGGGTTAGCTGCTATCCACTCTGGATGTGTTGATTTCCAAGCAAACTCGTCAAAACGCTCGTGGCATCTACAGCACTCCATTTTTGCATCTTCAAAACGTATCTGCCCCCATTTTAGAGGTTGAAATTCACCACAGGCCGGACAAGGATAACTCCATTCTTCCTGCGTTCCACCTAAGAAGGCGGCTTC